TCGGGTGCATAATTTAGTATTGGTTGACGCGGGCCGTCCACATGCTGGGCTGCCCTTGCTGGAAATAGTATTTGTCGCGCTGGGAGATCAGCTCGGATTCGGCCATCTGTTCCATGGCGAGTGCTTTGTCGGTCTGTCCGTCCTCTTGGAGCAAATCTGCACTCAGCATCAGACCGACTGCTTTTGCGATGACGGCGGGCACGGTCGCGGTGAGGTTGCTCGCGCTGTATTCGGTCGGACGCACGCGGTAGTTGACCCAGACGGTGGTTGGTAGGTCGGTGCTTTGCGGGAAGCGCACGTTGTCGCCGAGGAGCGTGTAGCCAATCTGGCGGGGAGCAACGTGTGTCGCAGGGTTGTCGCGGAGGACGGCGAAGACTTCGCCCATGGCGGTCTGGCCGGATTGCTCGTAGGGGATGAAGTAGCCGTTGGTCTCGTCGCCTTCGACGGTGCGTTCTTCGACGCGCATAAGCTCAGGCCAATCGGCCCACTCCCAGCAGTCGGCGATGCGCTCGTTGGCGGCGGCGGTCATCATGGTTCTTGCGCCGGATGGGATGTTAGAAATATCCGAGCCGTCGTTGCCTGCGCGTTGCCATGCGCGGAGCAATATAGATTGTAAAGTTACAGTCCTCATTGTGCGCTTAGATCGGTGACGGCCTCAGACGAAGCCTCCGCAAAGCTCGCCTGCGGCTGGCCGAAAGACTCCTGTGGCGCGGGTGTCGGGGATGCGGTTGTAGTCTTCATGGTCATGGCACAGGCGAAAGCGCATCCGCCAACTGCTGCCCCGTCGAATCCAGCGTGGCCGCATTTTTAAGCCGCGCCCCGATGCTTCCAGAAGTAGTCATCCCGCTGGTCAAAGCATCCCACACAGCGGCGGGCGTAAGGACGGCGGTTCCGCTCGTATTATCCACCAAAACGCCAAGAGCAACCGAACCAGCGGCAGGAACGCGCAGGGTTCCTGTGGTGTTGCCTTGGTTAAATGTTGTCCCAAAGCGGACATCGCCTGCTGCTGGTAAAGCACCAGACACGGAAGCGGCGTCGATCAAGGTTTTCTTCGTGCTGCTCAAACGATGCACCAAGCACACGTTGGTCGTTTGGTCGGGGCAACTGACGGCGCCCGTGACGGGCGCTTGGCCGAGTGCGCCAAACTCAAATTCTTCGACGCGGGTTTGCGAGCCGACTGCGCCGCTGCTCACGCCAACAACCGAAATCATGCCTGTCGCTCCGATTCCCCAATCGTTACCGACTGCGCGCTTTACGTTGAGGATACCCGTGGAGGAGTTGACGGCTCCGATGCCGTTGTTGCCGCCGATGGCCGAGCCAACGATGGTCATGGTTCCCGTGGATTCGTTTCTTACCGCGACGGACGCAACCGAGCTACCTCCAGTTGCATTGCCAGTCAGCGTTACTGTGCCCGTTGAAGCGTTTTGAAGTCCAACGGCTGCTGCCGCTGTCGCTCCCGCCACGTTTCCAGTGACGTTTAATGTTCCAGTTGAGGCATTTCTTGCGCCTGATGATGGGCTGGCTCCTCCAGCCGTCAGGTTACCCGTGATGTTTAATGTGCCCGCGCTTGTGTTATCCGCCCCGAAAGCGTTGTTTGCCGATCCGCCTGTGCAATTACCGACAATGGAGGCCGAGTTGCCAGATGTTAAGCCAAACGTAACGCACGCAACTGTGCCAGCAAACGCATTCGCGGTCAGCGTGATTCCGTTGTTGAGCGCAAAGCTCCCGCCTGCCGTGGCGCTATTCGCATTGTCATTCCGCACCTCGCCAACCGTGGTCGAGACGTTGACCGTGATGGCGAAGCTGTTGCTGTGCAGCACATCGGCGCTCGTAAACGTAGACCACACATCCGCCGCCGAGCCTGCGGGCGTGGTGGCCCAGACATCAGTAGCGTTGATGTTGCCTGCTTTTCTGGCGAAATAGTTTGCCATGACTTACAGCCGCTTGGAGGCGACGAGGGTTTGCAGGGCGGTCGTGATCGCCGTCACGCAGGCGATTTCGGCGGGGTCTTGGACTTCCGAGAGATGGCCGCGCAGGAGGCCGATAGCGGCGGCGTCTGCCTGCTCGACGGAGGCCGCCGTGTCTTCGGTGGCAGGGGCAATGCGGGTCGGGATGAGGCGCATGGCAATGGACGCATCGGGCGAGCCGTCTGCTTTGTATTTGCCCGTGATGGCAAGGTTGAGCGACCAGCGGTCAAAGCTGTTGCCGTCGATTTCAAGAGGAGTTGTAGCGATCATAGTTTTGTTATTCGGTTAGTTGTTAAGCGTAAGAAGCTGTGAGGCGGTTATTCCAAGAAACGGCGGATGCGGTGAGCGTGGCGACGAAACCGCCGCCCGCGTCAAACTCGCTGCGGCGGATCGTCCAGCTTGCGGTGGATTCCGAAGCGCCTGCGTCTGCGAGGCCCGTGTAGGTGTAAGGGCTGACGAAATCGCTGCGGACTTCGCCGCCGCCGCTTCCGCCCGTTGCCGAAAGCTCCCCCGCCGACAGGCTCAAGCCCGAGCCGATTTGGATCTCCTCGATGGAGCCTGCGCTGGCGCTCGTCCTTCCGAGGATGCGGGCGGTGGCTTGCGTGAGGCCCGATGTGGTGATGGCTCCTTGGAGGGCGAGGGTTCCGCTGGAGTTGGGGATGGTTAGTGTCCTAACGGTTTCTGTAGTGACGCCCGAAACGTCAAAGGTGACTTGCTTGGTTGGGTCGGTGGAGTCGGCAAATTGAATTTCGCCAGCAACATCCAGCGTGGCATGCGGATCTCCTGTCCCTATTCCGACTTGAGAGCTTGCAGATTTTACAACGAAAAACGCCCCTGCTAAATTACTGGGCGCTGGCCCAATGCCTTCTCCAACAGCCATCGTTCCGTCTTCGTTGATTTTGAACTGGCAAGCGGCTGGAAATGTGTCGCCAGCATCGCCTGCTGGGCCAAAGGAAAACTGCCCTTCGGTGCCTTGAAAATAGAATGTGCCGCCCGCGCCGTTGGCGCGGTATTTCCATTCTGAACCGTCATAATAAACATTGTCGGCAATCCAGCAGTTGTTGATTGCGTAAGGCTGAAACTCAAAGGTGCCGAGTTTTAATGTCGAATCGGTTGTTGCTTCGCCGCTGATGGTCAGCGATTCAAACTCTGGTGAGTCGTCGGTGTTGAGCGATTGGTCGTAGCTGTCCAGCGTGATGTTTTTGTCCGGCACCGTGATCGTGCGCGTTGTTCCGGCTTCTACCGCCGAGACATCGAATTTGACGTTTTTCGTGCTGTCCGTGTTGTTGTAGATGACGAGGTTGGCGTCATTGAACACGTCAGGGAACTCGCCTGCATATTGCCAGTCAGTTGCTCTCGTGCCACTAGTGGCAACGCGGATGTAGATACCGGCGGGCTTGCGGCTAAGAAGCCATGTGCCTTCTGACTCGCGGACGAGATAGGCAGCGTCAATGGTAGGAGGCGTCGCGGTTGGCAGCGCGCTGAAGTTCTGAACTTCGCCTTCAAGATACGATGAGCCGCCGCCCGATCCTTTTTGATCGAACGTGCCGGAGAAGGGGTTAAACGTCCAAGGCATTACAAATTAGAAATTGGAGATTTAAGAGCGAGCGACGGACGCCAGCGAGGCATCGTCGGTGGTCGGCGGGTTTGTCGTGTAGGAGAAGGTCAGCGTGGCGACTGTTTGGCCTCCACTGCCGCCTTCTTTGTAGGTGACGGTCTGGATGTTGTTGGTGCTGCCGTAGTAGCTGATCGAAAGATAGTCGTGCTGCGGGATATTGAGACCAGCGACGTTGCGGACGTTGATATTGGGATGCATGGGTTAGGCGGCGGGTTGGGCGGTCATGCCGAGTTGCTGGTCTTGCTGGAGCTTTTGCAGCGCGGGCTGGGCGCCGGTGCGGCCGATGACGGCGTTCTGTTGCTGTTGGAGCTGGAATTGGAAGGCTTGCGCGCGGGCGTCGATCATGCTGCGGAAGATTTCGTCTTGGGCGTAGCGTTGCTGGACGGCGGGGTTGGACTGAATGATCGCCTGCAAGGTTTGCAGGCGGACTTGGGCGTTTTGGCCGCCTTCTTTGAGTGGCGGCTCGGTGCCTGCGGCGATTTTGGCGAAGGCGGTTTGTTCGTCTTCTTGTTCGGCGGCGGTGGCTTGGCCGATGTCTTGGACGAGCATGGCGGCCATGTTCGGGTCTACGGCTTGGAACATGTATTTGACCAAGCCGGCGCGGTCGATGACGCCAAAGCTGTCCATTGGCACCAGGATCTCGCTCAAGTATTTCAGCTTGGCGCCTAGTGCTTCGTTATCCAAAAGTCTCGCGTCAAACTCGGCAGTGATGTCAAAGCGCCCACGGATGTCTTGTGGGCTTGCGCTGAACGCCAGCGATGCGTTGCCGGTGACGCGAGAAACTTCTTCGGGCGTGAGATACTGCTGGGCCAGCGCCATCGTCTGGATGATGCAGAGCTTCATATCCAGCAGCCACGAATCGACCATCTCCTGTGTGTGGATCATGGACATCTGCGGCGGGACACCATCGGCCATGCGGCCGAAGTAGTTGTTCACGTCAAATCTGGTGGCGTTCTCGACTTCGATGCTGCCAGCGTCGGGACGCGGTGGGTCCATCCAGCCGATCTCGTTGGGGCGGCGCTCTGGGATTTGGACGCCGGGGCCGAGGACTAGGTCAAACTTCCCGCGATTGGCCGGGACGCGCACGGGCGGGAGGATGCTGATGGAGGCGCGGTCGGCGCGGTAGTCGCGCTGGATCTTGATTTCTTCCTGCGCAGTCTGGACTAGCTCGGGGATGCCACGGCTCTCTAGGAGCGGGCGGGTGGCGCGCTCACGGGGCATCTCAACAAAGGGATACATGCCGTGGCTGTAGGGCAGCAGCTCATGGACGGCGGCCTTGTCGGGAACGTGGTAGCTAATGACCGAGCGTGTGACACGGACTGCGTCGGTCTTGGGGTCGTTCTCCTTGCGGAAGACGTGCCAGACTTCAATCATGTCCCGCAGTTGCTCAAAGAGGAACTGGTCGGTGCGGTGAAGGTTGAGATGGATGCGCTTGAGTTGGCCCTTGTGCTTGACGGCTTCCTCAACCCAATCCTCATCCCATCCCTCGACAGCGGCCCGCTCGCGCAACTCCACTTCATTGAGTAATTCTCTGCGGGCAACGAACGCGGCGCGCTGGAGAGAGAAGGTCTGGATGGGGAAGATGACATCCTCCCACGCCTCTAGGGCGGTCCAGACGGGTTTGGATTCAAAAATGTAGGGCGCCTCCCACTCGACTTCACCCTTGTCGCGGAGGGCGCGGACCTTGGAAACCTTGCCTAGCTCGGGAACAACTTGGCCAAGCAACTCGGCGGCGGTCTCCTCTTGCAGCGGGTCCATGACGATCTCCAAGAGGGCGGCGAGGTTGGGGTCTTGCGACTCCTGCACCATCATCTGGGCTTCCTCTATGGTGAACCGCTTGATCTCGGTGCGGGTGGTCTGCTGCCAGTCCACGGCCATGATGGCCAAGCCGTAGGTCTCTCTAAACTCAGCGGCGAGGCGGACTTCACGGCGCAGGTCATCCAAGCAATGCTGGAAGAGGAGCCACTTGAGGACGGATTCGGCGGCGTTGCGCTTGTCGATGTCCATTGACTCAACCGGCTGGATCTGGACGCGGCTCTTGAAGAAGGCGTTGGTTAGGATAGCGCAATGGTCCCGAATGATATTATCGGCCAAGCGGACGCGCGTATCGGCTGCTCCGTCCCAGGGCCAAGGCTGGCGACCCATGGCGCCGGCGTGTTTGCGGCCATCCTCCGACTGACCCGGCCAGACACAATAGCGGGTATTCCAGTTGCGGAGCTTACGCTGAACGTATTGGCTGCCGTCCGCATCGGCTTGGTCGATGTCGGTGAGGATCTCGCTGATCTTCTCGCGGTCGGGGGATTCGATCATGGACAGATGCCGGTAATGTTTTAGGGCCGGTAGCCGACCATGGGTTTGCGAGGGGTGTAGGGAACGGTGGTTTCGGGATGCTTCTTGGCGAACCAGTCGCGGAAGGACTTGTCATGCCAGCAGCCATTCTCGGCGGCATTCCATGAATGCCAGACATCGGCGTCCACGCTCATGGTGTGCTGCCCTACGCCTTCAATGGCACAATGTTCCAAACGAGCGTTGGCTTCCGCGATACGGCTTTGTCGCACACCGGAGAGGACCGCCGAGGCGTTCCATCCAGTGAGCAATTCTTCCTTAACTGCGTGAGCCAGATCGTCGCCGAGATCGGTGACAAATTCTGACCAGAGACTATTTGACATCCTAACTGCTGCCGTCCGCCTTGCAGCGGACGACAGTGTGTTAAGACGCTTAGAGCGCGTTCACGTCAACGATCTCAAGGAAGACCTCAAGTTCGCCGGTGTTGTGGTCCGCAAGGCTGTCGCCGGTAGTGCAAGCGAAGGCCGCTTGGACATACTTGGGCGAGGCCACCGTGCCTTCCAAGAAGGCGTGGGGCGTGGTGGACGGGTTGACCTTGTAGAACACTTCGGTGCCGCTCGGGTTCAGCTCTTGCGAGGTGATGAACGCGTTCGGGTCAGCCGTGGTGTCGTTGTGACC